TCTTTAACTAGCTTGTAGGTGTCACCAATGGTTCGTAAACCCGATGGGCCACCATAGTCACCGCCTGGCTTGCCCGTTGCGGCATTCACTAATCCACCAAACTCTCGAACACCAAACAACAAGTTGGTCATGAAAGAAATGTTTTCTTTTATTAAATGTCCAAGAATCGATAGCGGGTCTTCCCAATCCCAATCGCCGGAGTCCCCTGGCGTTAATGCGTCCTTCATTGCTTTAACTAAGATGACGGGAACGGTGTAGAGCAACAGGTAGTCAGCGGCTAATTCAGCGCGTGAGACGTCTCTAGCTTTTCGGGTCATGGTTTTTTCAACACCCACATTTAATGCGGCATTAAAAAAACTATAAAACGTCGTGAACAGTTTTAACGCTGGACCACCCCGCTCAATGGCCGCTAAATCCTTACCGGTGCCAGAGCCTTGTGCGTCAATCACCGCCTGGTCAGCTAGTGCAACCGATCGCTCTTGGTCGCTGCCTGAAGCGATCGCTTTTTCATACGCTCCCCACCAAGTAGGAATGTCGACCAATTGTTGCGCTCGAAGCATTAAGGCATAGGCACCTGCATCGATGTTTCTACGCAGATCACTTTGTCCTTTAACGACTGAGCGCAATTCAGCCAATTCGCGCATGCGTGTTAAAAACCGGTTTTCCATAAACGACGACATGGCTGCAATTTCACCGGCTGTCTCGATGGGATGGGCCATAAACTTTTGTAAGCCGCGAACAATCCACGGAGCACCGACACGAACGACGGATTGCGTAATTCCAAAAGGCTGCGTTAAGGCTGACATCACATTAAAACCGAGACCAGCAACAGAGACGCCTTGCCGAATCCAGCCTAGACTTTTCTCTGCCGCGTTAGCTGCACCGCGGTCGCCTTCAGCCGTGTCTTTTAACCAGGACTTAAATTGCTGATGAACTTGTGCTCCGTATTTCTCGCGCATTACTTCAGCAATTTTTGAATCTTTAATTAATCGATTGGTATCAATTAACCATTCATGCCAGGCCAAGTCGTGAATAACTTCATTGACGCCTTGGTAAATGCCATCCAATGAATACAACAGTGGTCTATTTTTTACGGCATCAGCGCGGGTCTTCGTAAACGATCTGCGTGTTGTCGCAGAGGTATAGGCACTTTGTAATTGTTTCTTAGCCTCTTCAGCTTCTAATTGCGTCTCAGCTCGCTCACTTGCCATGGGGTCATACTTGATGGGGTAATAACCACCGCGAAGGTTTAAATCTTGACCGTCTCTGGTTTGAACTTGTAATGCTCTGACCTCAATCCAAGTAGGCTCTTTACCCATGACGCGCTTTTCTTTAGCGGCAATCAATGGACGATACGATTCAAAGTGATCCCACACACTTTGCACGAACTGCCAATCCGCCGCGGTCAAGGTATCTAAGACCGGTTTAATTTGAGACAGGGTCCAACCTTCACCATCCAGCAAACGCTGCTGGTTACCCTCGTTGCCCATATTTAAAGCAACAGCCAATACCGCTTCATGGTTTAGGCTTCGATTGATGCTTGGAAAAAACTGACCCTTACCGCCCAACTTTCCTTGGGCCAATACCGGTTTGATTAATTCAGTTAATGCTTGTGTTGCTTCCTTACGCATTTGAATTTCTTGATCCCCTGCCACATTGGCAGGTCGGATGATGTATTCCCAAAGGAAACCACCATCGAAACCACCGTCCATAATGCGCGCCCAGGTGGCTGCTTTAATATGAGCAGCCCAAAACTTCTTAACTGAATCCAACGCTTGGCCAGATAACGTGTTCGATGTTCTGTTGTTGGCTTGCCTGTCACCAGCATAATTAGTAATACTGGCCACGATATCGTTGCGAATAGCTGCAAATTCACGCGCATCTTTGGCTGTCAATAACTTATTTTTAAGTCGACCCAAATGTTCAATTTGCTCAATCGTGTCGCGCAATCCTCGAATTTCTTCGACCGTCATATTTTTATAATTCTGACGATAAAGCTCGTTCTCTAATGATGGCGGTATGTTGGGCTCAATACCTGCGTCGCGTTGAGACTCAATCCATGTTGCTAGACTGGTTTGCTTATCAATAGACTTTAAGCTGGCGCTTGGCACAAAACTAAAGCGCTCCAGCATTTGTGCGATCTGATCGTAATACTCAGGGTCGAGCGTTTTGCTACGCTTATCAAAGCGCTTGAAATACGCCACCGCTTTTAAGACTTCAACTTGCGCAGCCATAGCTTCTTTGGCAGCGGTCGCATTGATGATTTGATTGCGCTTTTCTTCTGCTGCTTTGGCCACATCATTTTTAATGAATGCGTCCTGTGCTGCTTTGGCTGCTCGCACTTCGGCTGCGGTATATTGCGATGGCTTTAAATCGCGGATACGCGTGCGCGCAATGAGCCTGGCAGCAAACTCTCTAGCCGCCTTGGGTATTAATGGCGCGGTAATTTTAGAGCCCTTGCTATTTGTTCTACCCGTATCTTCACGAACATTTAGCGCAGTCTCTAGTGCTTTGGCTTCTGTATAAAGCGCCTTTAAACGCATGTCATTGTGAATGGCTGCGTCTGCTGCACGTTGGATAGCTTCGGGTGTGGCCAGCTCACCATGGCGCTCGAGCATGTATTTATCAGCCAGCAACGAAATCGCGTCCGCCGGTTTAGGCGAGGCTGCAATAGTACGGACCAGCTCATCGCCTGAAGTCAGACCAAACAACTCCGCTACCAGATCAGGCGCTATCCCTTCTTTGGCAATCATTTTTAAATCAGTCAAACGCGCAACAACGGCGTCATCCAACCCCATGGAATTGACAACAGCCGCTGACAACCTACCTGATGCAAGCCCTTCCAAGTTTAAACTTGACCCTGGTAGCTCGTCGGTAAAAATGGTGGGGTCCACAAAGCTTGAATACTGCGTGCGACCTGATAGCTCTTCTTGGAACCTTTCTTCAAACTCAGTCAGATCGTGGCGACCATCTTCGTCTTTGGTCAGGTAGCCATCTTCAGCTAACGATGCACCCATCTCATCAATGCTTAAACCACCTTCAGCACGGACGACCGGTTTACCAAATAAGGGGAACGGTATTTTTTCATCCAAGCCCCACTGGCTAGAGACTTCTTCACGACGCAATCCACCCAGCTTGGCCATGGCCACAAAGAGTGAATCAATTTGTGGGTCAACCATGCCAGGCATCGATTTGCGTGGCTCGGTCGTTTTTAGTTTGTCGTCCGCCGATATCTTAGCTGTTAAGAATTGCCAAGCTCGGTAGATGGGCTGCGACATAATTTCGCGACGGGCATCCATCACCGCTTCGTTGCGCAATCCTTTGGCTGTCGCTTGCAGCTCTTTTAATACTTTGCTGCGTGCGTTACCCAGCCACTTCATGTCAGCCAAGCCACGCACTTGCAACTCATCAATGGCTTGTTGAGTCGCCGCTACTCCGAGATCGTGGTACGCCTTAAAGTCAGCAATTAAGCCAGCACTGTTTTCTGGGGTGAACAATGGGCCCATCGCCCTGGCTGATTCAGCCGCTTTGATTTGCTCTGTGGTTGCCAGCATGCGATCAAACACACCACGCACTTCGTCGCTTAGTTCGACATTGAGATTTTTGAGCTCTTTGTAAATGTTTAGCAACCAAGACCGAAACTTTTGGAATACCGATTGCAGCTCGAGTGTTGGAGCATTACCTTCAAAGGCATACGCTTCAAAGCCGCGTGCAAATGTCTCATGGTATTGCCGCTGCTCTTCTAGCGGCATCGACGTCCAAATCGAAATAGCGGACCGCTCTGGCGTGGCTTTAATGCCGAGCCAATCGAGCACAATATTCATGTCGTTAACTATGGACATCTCAGCGTCAGATGCGCCAAGCGCTTTGGACATGCCTTCAATACGCGCAGCTAGATCGGCCTGAACTTGTAAAAAGAAGTGGCCTGATTCATGGAGGAACGTGGATAAGTCAGCGTTTTTAAGTAACGCAATAATTGATGGTACGCGGGTGATATCGTCGCCAAAAGATATGGCGCCGCGAGCTTGCTGGTTTAGTTCTCCGGCTTTGTCGGAAGATTGCGCATCCCCGCTGAGTACATCTCCACCGGATTGTCTGCTCGTGGTTTCTCGTACCTGGCGATCTGCGCTTTCAATCCCAGAACGAATGGATTGTCCGGCGAATAATCCGGCAACGCTTCCAGCCGAGCCAGGGATTTCTTCAGATGATCCAGTTGTGATGCCATCGAGTTTCTCCTGATATTCGTGACTAAACGCCACTTGAGTATCGTACCAAAACTGACCTGCGAACGACACACCTTCTACCGAAGCAGCAACACGGAATGCGAGTTCTTCTAGCTCGTCAGCTTTCCGTTCCATTGTAATTGAGATTTCCTCATCACTCAACTCATTAAAATCGCTCATCCCGTAGCGCTGCTCAAACTCCGGCACATATTGGATACGCACACCCACTGCTGCCGGCATGCCCCCGGCAGATGCTTCGCTCATACGCCGACCGTCAACAATAACGGTCAGAAATTCCACGCCTTCTTTGGCAAGTTCAGCCAGCATTTGCTCAAGCTTTTCTTGGGCAGCCGCCTCGCGGAAATAAATCTCCACGCCAGGACGATGGCGTAAGGGGTCATACTTCTCGTTGGCACGCAAGACACGCGACAAGAAGGTGCTGTCTTGCTGCGCTGCTTGTGCCTGGCGCAGCATCTCCGCCCACAGCGTGTTGGCGTTGTAGCCCTCACGGGTGACAACCTCCAAATCTAGCGAGCGCTCGACGCCGCCGTAGCGACCCTCGGTGGACAGTGCTTTAGAAGCCAGCACCATGTTGCCTTCGTCAGCTTCGTAGATGGCAATGCGTATCTCGTTGGCCAAGCGCGCCATGTCGGCGTCGGTTGGCACAAAATCCACGCCTTGGGTGTCTGCCGACATTTGCGTCGATAGGCCGCCAACAAAACGGTCAACCTCACGCTCTAGCGCAGCAAGCTCGGAACGGGCAGCAACCTTCCTAGCAGCAACATCTTGAAGGCGCTGGTTGGCGCGCTCGACGTTGGCCAGCAGCCTGGTAGCTTCTGCGGGTGGGCGTACAATCTTTTGCAGTTCGGCGATGCGCTTTTTTGATCCCTTGTACGGTTCAATCTCACCGGACTGAAGGCGGCGCAGCTCGTCTATTTCGGCTGCATGCATTTGCTCATGCGCCTCGATTGCTTTGACGGCTTTTGCTGTGTCCTCGCTGGCTGTAGCCACGTCTTTGCTTGGAGGCGAGGCATCGATAATCGAGCGCAACTCTTTCACGCGTGCTTGCTGTGACGTGCCAGTCAGGCTTGCCTCAAGCTCAAAGGAGCCCCCCTCGCCGGCTGCGTTGGTCCAGTTATTGATGGTCCAGACTTCTTTTTCAACAAACCACACCACGGCTTGCAGATCGTCGTCGTTGATGTTGGCCAGCGTGTTATTCGTAGCTAGTTGCGCGTCGTCGCGAATAGCTGTAGCTGCTGCGGTAAACACATCCTGACCAAAGCCAAATTGCAGCGTCGTTGTAGCATCTTCACGCATGTCGCCTGAGACGCCAGTTTCAGCCATGCTTGGAATGCGTCGGCCACCAGACAAGCGCTGCAACATGCGCGCTGCCCATACGTCGATGGTTGCTCGTTCGCGAAATCCAATCAGGTTGCCAGAGAAGTTCAGCGCTTTGGGTGCAGTGCCGCCACGGGCAATGTCCGGATCAGCGTTCTTAACCACACGCCACAAGTCCACCATGGCGCGGATGACATTCTTGCCGTTGAACCCGTACTTTGCGCCGCTCTCTTTTGTTGGCAGTAACGCGTCAGGAATCTCGCGTGCGGAGCGAACCGCTTGCAGTTTCTGCTGGTACTCCGGCAGCGCCTTAATAGCTTTCTTGCTCAAGCCTTCTGCCATGCGATCGTTGAACCAGGCGCGCAGGTCGATCTCGAGATCATCTAAGTTACTTGCCCATTGCTCCCACTGCGGCATTAGCTCATCAAAGTCACCGCGCATGGCTCGACGCATCGCGTCAACCGCGTTGTACCAATTGTCGCGTACTGGCGTGTTAGGGCTAGTTGCGCCCAGCAAGTCGGCAAACAGATCACCCAGTCCGCCAAACTCCTGACGTAAGCGCGAGCGCATAGCCTTGTACCAACCAGCCTGGGCCAGGATATTTTGCGCATTCTTGTCGCCGGTTTGCGCACGCACGAAGATGTTTCGCACTTCCTCGAGCATGCCACGCGCAATCGCGTTGACACGGCGCGTGTAGTTTGCAGTGTTAGGCACCAGCGCATTACCATCAGCACCTGCGCTGAAATCGTAAGGCGTGTTCTGGTATTCGTGCAGGACCTTTCCGTCCTTTATTTGGCTACGCACATAAATAAGCGGAGCCCACCCTTGCGACGTGGGGTGCGCCAGTTTATGGCCACGCACAACTTGCGTCAGTTGTGCCACCGTCATGCCAATAGCAATCGCGCTGGCTTCAATTGAAGTGCGCTCCTCTGGACTAATGTTTGCCCGTGTACCGGTAGCACGCTGGCCGCGCTCTGCCACCATTTGCAGATTGTCTACCTTGGAATCGTTGGTTCCTGACTGATTGAGAATATTTGTAGCTACATTTTTTCCATCAATCTCAGAAAGATATTGTTTTGCAAATGCTGGATTAAGAACAATTTCGCCCTCACCAACATTACCCAACACTGCGTTACCTTCTTTAATAGCTTGCAATAAATCTTTGATCGGAATGCGAAATGTGCCAGTTACCCTATTTGCGCGAGTTACACCAAATTGTTTTGTCCAATTTGCCATACCAGAAGTTGGCAAACCTCGGCCACCACCATTAGTAAGCGAAGTTGCAAGCATTTCATCACGATTAACAGATTCCCATTTTTTGGAAAGATGATTTTCGTGATCAGCAACGCGAGTCAATACAACATTGCCATTTTCATCTACATTAAGATTACCGTTTCCAGCAAACGTGCCATTGGCTAAAGAAACTTCTGGAACTCCAGGATGATTTCCACCAAATGCTTCATTTGATAAACGTCCAATTTCTTGTAATACGCTTTGAGCATTTAAATTGTTTGGGTTATTTACCGCCATCTGATCCAACGCCGGACCCGTCACGCTTTCAGCTTGCGTTTTTAATTGGTATCGTTGGACCAGCTCTTCCGTTGTAATTCCTAGTTTGGCTGCTTGAACTGCATAAAAGCTTGCCAGCAAATCGGCATAGGCGGCATTGGTCTCTGTCGTAAACCTGCCCGTTGCGTTTAATTCGTTTAGGAATTGATCGCGAACTTTTCCTTTTGACTCGTTAAACACCTCATCATTTTTTGTCTCAATCAGTATCTTTTCTAACTGAGCATTCATTTCCTGATTAAAGGTTTTAGCGTATTGCTCGCTCTCTTTAAACGTATAGCCATTGGGGTCTAGCTGAATGTTATCGATGAGCTTTTGGTTTAAGTCCGTGCCAGAAATATTGGCGACATACTCGGCTGTGGGTATCCGAATAAAACCATTGCTTTGTACGGCGTCGTTTAATTGTTCTGCAACGCTTGGCAATACTTTGGCAACTTCTTCTGCAACACCCGATTGCATCAAGGTCTGAGCGGAAATATAAATATCTTGCGCTGGTGTGCCGTCGGTTGTGGCTGATACAAAGCTTTGAAATGTTTCTGTGTCGCGTGCGCGAAGCTTGGACTCTTCTGTGGCTGCGGTAATGGTTTCAATGAACTGCTTGGTGCGCGTTGACTGCTGGGTCTTTTGTTCGTGGCTTTGTAAATCAGTGACCACGGACTGCATCAGTTTGCCAACAGCGACATTGCCGCCTGAACCAATGATGGTGGCAATAACAGTTTGTGCAACCGCTGCGGGTTGCTCCCGCAAGAACGACTCAAAACTTCGATCGGGATGCAGGGTTGCATACGTGTCGAGATTTTGCAGTAGTGTTGTGGAAACCTCACCAGGTATCTCAAGCGCAAGATTGTTTAAGAACATGCGAGAAAGGGACGACCCGATTTTTACGTCTTTGACTAATTTTAAAATCGGTGCAATTTCAAACGCTGCTTCTAGTCCACCCTGGCGTAATCCATAACCTAATGCTGCTCCTGGCTCAAGTCCTTCTTTTCTGGCTTCGTTGTACGCAGTGCCCCCTGCTGATGTGGCCAATAATGACAGTGAAGCATAGGGTCCCACAATAGGAATGAAGGCTGTTGGTACGATCAGCATGTTTTGCACAAACGACTGAACGCCTGATTGCACGCCACCACCACCAATGGATTGATCGGGCGGACTTATTCTCTCTGCTGTCGCTTTTGCTAATTCTGCTTCGTTTTTCCAATAGTTACCAAAAGCGCGCAAGGAATCGCGCAACGGGCTGTTGGCATCATTTACTTTTTTAATTCTGGCGGCCATCGATTCTGGCAGCAGCGATAAACCTAGATTGCTGTTGGCATCAATTAGATTAGCAAAGTTTTCGCTACCTGCACGCCATGCTCCAGCGAAGCCAGAACTTAGACTATATGTTGCAGCGCCAACTTCATTGACTAGACCACTATCGCCTTTTGAAAAAATATAATTTAACGATCGCTCGATAATGGAGAGTGACTGTGAATCGTCATGCGCTAACTTTGCAAAATCAGCATTAGTATATTTTTGACGCAGTACAGGCGCTTTAGCCGTATTGTCGTCGAGTGCTTTTAATTGAACTTGTCGAGCACTGTCTTGTGGCAGGGTTTGCACCACCGCCGTTGGGACGTTAAGCACCGCGGCGTCTTGCTTTTGTTTTGCGTAGACATCGGGGTTGGTTGACAAGGCTGGGACGGTTGTAGCTTTATATAACTGTCGTTGCCGTGCACGCTCTTCTTCTGCAAATTGAACCATTGGGTCAACACTGTCGACACCTGGGCTAGTTTGTTGACGCATGCGCGCACCATTACGGAGAACATCGATGTAATCGTTATCCATTATTTAGCGTAGCCTCAAAGTATAATTGTAGAAAAACTTTTTTACATTAATTTCGGTCGGCGCATAATCCTTATTGTCTGGAAATTCTAAATACAATGAACTCATTGTTTTTATAATCTCACTTCGACGATCGGGTGGCACAACAATCTTTTGAACATCTTGTGGTGATAAGGTTGCCGCTGGCACCGTAGTGGTTCCCCACAAGAATCCTTCTGTCGTAATGGTGCGCGCCATAATGTCACGCATAACGATTGTTTTTTGCTCCACAGAAATTTTGTCGCGAGACGTTTTTGCTAATGCATCTAATGCATCATCGACTCGCGACTTAACAAGTCCGAGTTTAATTTTTTCTTGTTCTGTTTTATTTTCTTTGTAAGGTCGCAAATCAAATTCTTGAGCCACTTGATTAAACGTATTGACATCGATGTGAGCTGTGCGTTTACCTTCGGCATTTTGTAACGAATCCCAGCGCTGAACTAATGTTGCCGTATGTTGGTCACCCAATTTTGGCAACAACGCTTGCACCTCTTGTCGCGACATTTTTTCTAATACATCAGGATCGCTATAGGTCAAATACTCTGGGAAAGTTTTCTTAGCCATTTGCTGCTGGCGTTGGTTTTCTTCTAGGAGGGTGCGCGACTTCATCGCATACGCACGGTCTTGCAAATGCTCGGTAATGGATCGTTGCGAGGTGGCATCTAAGTTCAACCAGGCGGAAGATTTATGATAGTTTTGATTTTTAGAAATCATCTCCATAACGGCATTTGTATTTCCTGCTTTCATCTCACCTTGCGATGCATCCCACGCCGTTTTTCTGTTGCGTAACTGATTAATGGTTTCTGTGACTAACTCGGGATTGTCTTTAAATTTTTCGCGAACTGCTGCTTCCATTTTAAAAAGATCAACAGCTTTGTTGTAATTGTTAGATGCTCCAACATTGGTTGTCCAAACATTGTCAGCTTCAGTGCTGGCTAGTTGTGTTGTGTTTAATTTCTTAACTTGCGCATACAGTTTTTGATAGTCGTTTTGATCAATTTGCGTACTGACGCTTGCTAAAAAATCAGCCGCTTCACCTGTTTTATTTTGAGTCAGCATTTGGTTGACTACTTGACCTGCCAAGTTGGTGTTTGCTTTTTTAACTAAATCTTTGGCGTAGTCCGAGTCTTTTCCAAACCCATTAATCGCTGCTAGGTTTTCTACTGTCTCAATCATTTTTTTCTTGTTTTCAGCATAAGCACTTGTTGGTTCACGCCATCCTGTTGAGACACTTAATGCACTATCGGAAAATAAGCTGACTTTTGCTGTTGTGTCCTTCACAGAAAACATATGCAGTTGTTGATCCAAAATTGCTTTAGTTGGCGGATCAATTTGCTTACTGTAGCGATCAACATACTTTTGTGCTTGTTCAAACGTGCCAGTGGTCACAATAGAATTGAAAACCCCTTGGTGTAATTTACTTAATGTGTCGGCGACTAATTGTTGAGTGGTTGATGATTTTTCATCAAAGCCCCGTGCAGCCGCTGCTTTAATAACACCGCCTTTAACCAAATTAACTTGATCTGCAAATACACCCGTTGAATTTTCAAAATCCATCCAGTTATGGGTTGCCGTAGTAACGGCTAATTTAATCTGATTATCGAGCGTATTAAGTTTATAGTTTTCATATTCACGCGCACTGTGCTGGTTGACACCAGCCACAAATTGATTATGCAGTGTGTTGGCCGCTTGGCTAAAGCGCAAACGCTGCGCATCATTGCCTAGGGTTTTACTAAGTGAATCAATTTTGTCTTTAAATTTTTGCGAATAATAGTCAGTAACGGATTCCGTTGAACTGTCACCCTTAGTATTTTTAAGTGCATCCTGCCCTTTTAAATAGCTATAACCAACGGTGGTTCCATCTGGATTTTTTCCATACGTTAATAATTCTTTTTCTAGGGTTAAGTTATTAACGGCATCAATGACACGCGTCTGATTTACGTCTTGCGTGATAGCGTCTTGAATGGCACCTAAACTGGCCGCACCACGCATCATCCCTTCACCAAATTTTTGTTGGGTGTTACCTACTGAACTTGATGGAAATTCAGGCGCGGAGACGCGAGCCTGGGGTTGAGCCTGGTCAGAGACTGCGGTTTCGTAAACGGGAACGCGAGGCATAAATTTTTATTGACCTAGTGTTTATAATGTTGATTGCGATCGTTGGCTGTATTTGTACCAAGACTCAGCCACGGACCCGCCTGACGACAACAAGCTTCCAGCCGCATTACCCAACGGGCTCATGCTGTTGGATACCGCGCTATAGATGTTGGAGGCGTTTTTGTCTGACACAGCTTGTGTACGATAGCCAAACGCTGCCTTTAACGCGTTCGATTGCACGGTCAATGCATCGGCTTCACTTAATTGATCGGTGCTATTTAAGACGTTTTGAGCCGTGGCGCTTTGCAGATCAATTCCGTTGGCCGCCATTGATACGCGTTGTGCGCTTTTAATTCTAGCGGCGCGCAATCGCACGTTTTGTTCTGCGCGCTGACCGGCAAGCAACATTGCTTGCGCATTGGTTTCATTAATTTGCGCATTGATGTTGGCCATCTGCGACTGAAACTTGTAATTCTGAATCGTTGCTTGTGTTTGGTAATAACTACCGATGGCCGAATTAATCGCGCCAAACGTCATCATCACGGGAGATATTCCTGCTACTGCTTCAAATGCCATGGTGCTCTCCTAACTCTGTAGCACGTACCTTACCTAGGTGCGTCTGTATGACGCATACGAATGAGTTACGCGCCGATGGCCACTTCCAGCGTCATCGATACCAAGGTCAATGGCAGCGGGTCTGATTGCCGCACAAACACTTGTCCAGAATCCGACCAGGATGGGTCAATCATTAATGGAATTTCTTCGCTTTTTAATGCCGGTGGTAGGCCGTAGTTTTCGGTGGTACGTTGTTTGGCTTCGGTCAATAACGTCGCCGATGGTCCTGCAAAAATACCGCTGGAGCGATACACCCGCAGCCATACTTTATTGACGTTTTTCATGCGGCCTTGTCCGTAGGCGGCATCTAACTGTGCATTCCACGGTAAGGTTTGTACGTCCGCAATAATGGGGAGTCCGACCTGCACTTTGGAAGATGCCTGGTCTAGTGTGATCGTGCCGCTGGTGACTACGCGTTGCGGGTGAACGGCACCGTCAGCTAAGATATTGACGGTTTTGCCTTCTAACCAGGTAAGCCCAGAGACAGCATCACGCGCAAAACTAAACGCAGTCGTCGCTGTGTTTCTGAAAGCTGCCGGCAATGTCTTGTCCACCCGAGCCGTTGCCACCGTCGTTGATGTGGTGCTAATGATCGTTAGCCGATACGTTGTGCCATCACTTGCGGTAAACACTATGGCGTCATTGGCGTCTGTTTGCGCAGAATAGGCAAACAATGCCGCGCTCGCGGTAATCGTTAATACTTCCGTTGAGTCCCACACCGTGCCACCGGAGACAGTCACGGTGGTCGCTGTCGTGTTGGTGGTATCTAATGTGGCACCACAGTCGACAAAAAATGCGTCCGCTTGCGTGGCAAATAGTCGAGTGGCCATACGTTCGACATAGCGTTTAGTCACTCCACCGATGGTGCGTTTAACGATTACATACAGCCTGTCGTCATTACCTTCTGCGACTACGCAACAACTCTCGAAGGTTCCGTCCGTGTCATGCTGATGCCAGGCACCAACTTGCTGCTCGGGCACATAGGTGAGTCCCAACAACTTGCCGGTCGAGCTCACTGACCAAACAATCGGTTGCGGCGCTTTAGCAAAGGCCATATCGACCACGCTGAAATTATCAAACAAGTGTGGTGCGCGAAGCGACAAGTCACCTGTTACGTATCCGTTGGCTTGCCATGAGTAAGCAAGTTCCCTCATATGACCACCGCGAGCTGCGGCATAAATCAAGTTGTTGTTAACGATTACGGGCTGAACATTATTTGCACCAATATAGCTTTGCGGTTTAACGGAGACTGACGTCGGTGTTAATGCGTCACTATTAATACTGGTAATTCGCCATTCAGCCGAGCTAGTTAACAACACCAGGTTCGTTAGTGGGACGATATGACGAATCGTGTTGGCTTCACGCGCTGCGACCCGAAAGTTAATTGCATCATCGTCTCGCGTGGGAAGCGAGTACGTCATGTTTGACTCGGTCCCGGTGCGGGTTAAATAAATGTTTTGTGGTTTGTTGGTCGTTCCTGCAAACGTGCGACGTTGCTCAAAGTACGACACTGCCCCTGGAAAGTCACCTGCGCTAGGAAAGGGATTGTAGACAATGGGCGGTGTTTTACTAATGTCAGCCGTTATGTTGTCGTCTTTAAAGCTGGTGCCATCGCTCTGCCCGATGTAGCCATACAAGGCACCGTTCGCTTGCTTATAAATGTTGTAGCGTACAGCGTTGGTTGCGGCTGACCAGGTAACGGTGTTGTACGCAGCAGTGGCCAACAAGTTACCGTTAACCGACGCAGCCGAGGACGCAGGAGACTCATCTAATCCACCGTCACCCACAGTGGTGACCTTGTAGTTGTAGGTGGTGCCTGTACCACCAGAAGCAGCTGCACTCACCCCTGTGGGGGCAGATAAGCCTGATACAAAACTAATCGTCGTCAAGGTCCAACTAGTGGCCCCACCGCGACGCAGCTCACGCGGTGCGTAGTTCGGATGAACAATCGTTAATACATCAGCGGACTGCACATAATGCAGATCGAATAAATCGGCTGCAACGTAAGGGGTTGCTACTTCGTAGGGATTACCACCCGACAAGAGGGTCGCTCCTTGCGTATGAAACCGGATATATAAGTCACCAAATTCCAGCACCATCGTTTGCGTAGTGGAATAACTAAACGGAATTAAGCGCGTCGCATTGGCTGACGTTTTAACTTCACGAACATAGGCCGTGCCGGGACGGTTAGCTGCGGGTCCGTGAGGCAGCGTTATAAAGTTTAAGCATTTAGCTAAACCGGATTGATACTTCGCATCATCAATGCGGCCAAAAAACTCAGGTGTTAATTCACCGGCACCAAAAGAGCGTAGTAGCGTTCGTACATTGGCCATTACTTGGCATCCTCTTTGTCGTCAAAGAATACGCTCTTGCCTTCTTTCATTCGTTTTTCAGCATGTTTGATGGCTTTGTCTTGGATTGCTTTGGGCATATTTTTCATAAACGTCGGCGAATCCATATCGGTTTTAATCAAGTAATCGATTTCTTTTTTAGTCAGTCCTGGCACCATTAAGGGAATATCGGTTTCTTTTCCATTGATCTCGAACCCAGCCGATATTTCTGTCGAGATTTTTCCATCGGGTCGGGTAACGGCCCCCAAGAATCCCTTCATGCTTTTAGTGGTGCCATCGGGACGCTTCATGTCGTCGCCCTGGTTGGGGTACAAAATGTCGGCAAGCGATGCGTTTTGATCCATTACCGTGCTGCTATCCAAGGCGTGCTTTGTTTAACGATCACGCGACGGTCATTAGCGTCTGACGACGTAGCACGCGCATAGATCGTCTGAAAAATGGCGTATTGCCCTTTGGATTCTTGTCGACCGACATCGCCTTTAATGACGGGCCCCGCAAGATAGCTTGCCAATAGATGACTTAATGCATCAATAAATAACGCACTAAAGGTCGTGGGGTCGGCAACGCTGACGGTGTATCTCAGCAATGCATTTTCTTGATTGGTGTAGATGACTTGTGTGCCGTCTTGCAGCGATTCGACTTCAAAGGGCTGCGGTGTATACATGCCTAGTCCCGTATTAACGACACCGAGCTGAGTGTAGGCAATCGGGAAATTCACCGAATAATCGTCCGCGGCTGCTGGGTCTAAAATTGCCAGGTAATTGAGTACATCGTTAGGTGCTTGATAGACATAAGCCCACTGCGAAACAGTGGTTGCCAGTAACGGCAGCGCAACACGTTTAGTAGAAAACCCCCACGGATGCATTTCAAGCAGCGAGTCGCGAGCAATCGGGTAGAGTCGCTGACAGTGTTCTGCTTGGGGTGAGCCTTCGGGCGGATTAATACTGGAGACCGTTGCTGTGTCTCCAAGATGGGCGAGCGCCAAATTACAGATATCGACTTCACTGGCCACACGGCACCTCGCTTATTAAAACGGGGGGCACTGAGCCCCCCGGACATCACATTACTTAACCTACTTGGACCAAACAGAATCCTCGCCCGGCGTGTCATTGTTTTGCTGGTCAACGCTTTTAGCTTTTGACTTGGAGCGATCAACAATTAGTTCCAGATTTGATCCAGCGACGCCGTCGTACTCGATGATGGCGTCCTCTTCATGGACTGAATTATTGATAAATGATTTTTGCAAAACTTTGTAGTGCGGCATACGAGGCTCCTGTTATTAAGTAACGCTAAAACCAGATGCGTAGGTTTTAAAGTCAGCAATATCTGTGACGATGTCGCAGGTCACCGTGCCGGAACTGTAGGTGCCGGAAATAGTGTACTGCGCGCCGAGATAACGCTGGCCTGTTGCAAACACAGATGGGTTAATGCGAATGGCTGTTTTGTAGCCAGCCACCAGGGAGGCGGTGACGACAGCAGCCGTGCTACCCACCACCGTTGGTGACGTTAGTGCAGCAGCCGCAGACGTGATCGCCTGGAATGTCACACTAGTGCCACCGGCCAAAGCAGTGGGTACAGTGAAATACATATAAAGGTCTTCACCGGCACCCATGTCACGGGCGACGCCCAAATCAATGGTGTTGGTGGAGACAGCGGTCGTGGTCAACGCTTGTGCGTCAGAGACACGTAGAAATGCATCGGTAATCATAATGAGGTTTCCTTTACTTAATGTGGTTATCGCATCACTTAGGACACAACAGATTCAGTGTTTAGAATCTGATCAACACGACGCAGAGGAACACCCAAAAAGCTCAAATAGCTCTGTGGAGTACCGAACTGCGACAAGCTTTCGTTGATCTTCAACACGTACTGCGATTTGTCCATAGCAGCCAGAGCAAGACCGGAGTGTGTGGTGCGGTTCATGTAGAACGCAGCACGACCCATGGCCATGTTTGGAATACGATACAACGCACGGGCCATCAATTTAATGATCGCTGTTGAAGCGGACGCCGCTTGAGTCGTGGCTTGAGCAATCAAGTCAGAGACGTCGATGTTACAAATACGCACGACATAACGCCAATCTTTAACGACCAGGCCGTTTTTCCACTGGTAGTGAGTACGGTACGCTTGGTAACGTGCACCGTTGGAATCCCACACTGTATTTAAACCTAAGTCGTCATGAATTAGACCGGCTTTCGATCCTTTCGGGAATGGACAAAACACGGTGTTGTCGCCCCACACTACGAGGTAGATCGACGTATTGTCGGAGCCTGAACCACCGGCTGACAAAATGTTTTGTGCGTTACCTGCGGAGAGCGACGAGTAACGTGTAGCCAAGCCAAGATACTGCTTTGGATCGGTGCCAGGGTTACCGTAAAAAAGCGTTTGCGCTTGGGTTTGGTTCATGGATTCCAAGAACGCTTTATCTTCCGACAAACGAAACTGCGATGTGTTGCCGTTCAGTTCAGCCAAGTCTTTATCGACTTCAGAATACGCTTCCAGCATGCCGCACGATTCATCGACTTGTGCCGTCGTTGACTTCGATGTTGGGATACCTTGGTTGATGGCGCGCCAGTAAACGGTCGGCAAGCCGGTACGAATAACGGAGCGGTGACCTGTTGGCAAGTTGCCTTCCATGAACATACAGTCTTCGAGGATTTCATTCGATTGCGACAGCAGTTCAGCAATGGTCGGAACCTTGCCATCGGGGTCAAGTCGTTTGGCCCAATCGGCCAGGGTTAATGCGGTGGTAGCTAGAGTTGCCATGGTAAATATCCTTTAAAAATGTGATGAGGATCACTCACTTAATTGAGTTAATCTCAACACTCAGAACCAATTAATGTTTCTGATTGGGGTACAAATGCGACGCATAATCGCGATTAGGTTGAGCACTGTTCATTGATCCTTTAACGAACTTGTCCTCACTGATAGCTTTGCCAGCTCGGTAAAACGCTCTCACCATTTCCGGGTGATTCGCCAAGCCTGTTTCTTTCAGCAAGCTCACCAACTCAGGTGTGCCAAACTGGTCTAGCGCTTTGTTGGCGATGACCAAGTTGTCTTTTAACTGCGCGCCGCCAAACTCTTTATCCGTTTTGGACTGATCAGCCCACATGGTTTGCACTTGTGCAATCGCGTCGGCTTGACGCTTCTCCATTGCTGGAGCCATGGCGTTAATCAAATTTTGCGCTGCCTCTTGCGATAAGTTTTGGCTTTTCGCAAATTCAGCAAAAGCAGTTTTTCCTGATTCATCCCACTCCACTTGACTTGGTATTTCAAATTCTGCATACGATTCTGGAGCGCCTTCGGCCTTTACGTCATTGGCGTCCTTGGGCGCTTCATCAGCTTTCGCTGTCTCAGCAGATTTGTCTACACCTGGTGAAGCATCCTGGGGTGCAGGTGATGCTGAAGTCTGTGCAACGGGTGCGCTAGTGGTTTCACTAGACGTACTCACTGCGGATGTCGGTGCGCCTTCAGTGTTAGGTGCGGCTGCGTCGGTCATCTGGTCGGACATTCTCTTGGTGCTCCTTTAGCATTACGGCATATTGTTCAACCGCGACTTCGTTTATCTGTGCCATTAGCATCAGTCCGACATTTCGTTGACCTTCTCTAAAAAAGGTTTCCGAGTTGCCGGTAAAACTAGACCGGTAAACACCCGTTCGTTCAAGCCAACGCCAAATAATTCGGCGTCCGCGTTTACTACTCATTAACCACTTAAAATCGTCTAACTCATTTTGTTGAGCTAACCGGTTTTGTTCATCTGTTTGCTCGCGATTGACATCGTGAGCACGCAAATCTAATGGATCGAAACTACTCATGGGCAAAATGTAATAGCGCCACTCGCGTTAATGCGTACCAGCATTAGTCACTGTCTCCGCCGTACAGCATCGGGGCTCACTCAGTTTGTTTTCGTCCGCTATCTTCATACTTATCAATGACATTTAAACCTCCACGGCACTCGGTGAGCCGTATCCACTGAACATATTCATCACATCCGTTAACGCTGTTTTGTTGTCTGGGCTAGTCGGTGTATTGGCCATTTGCTGCTGAACCGCCGCACCCTGCTGCATCGCTTGCGCAGCCGCTTGGGCCTGTTGCGCTTTGGCTCTGGATTCACGCAGTAGTGCCACTTTGTCGTTAGCCACAATCAAATGCGGGTCCACTCCCAACATGTCGGAGTACGCATCAGCCCAGGCGTCAGAATCAAACTTGTCTAGTACATCGGGTTTAAATTGTGCGACCTGCCCCAAGTTACCCACGAACCTATCAATACCGTTCGTTGCAATCGCACGTTGGGCTTGGGCTAAGATCGAGACAAACTCCACACTGATATCCATGCCTGATAGTTCAGGCGGTGGTGGTGGAATGACACCGGCTTCGACCATGCGTTGAAACGTCATATCAATTAATGGGTCCAGCAATTCGTTATGCAGTCGCTCAATGACAGGACCCAACATCAACAGTTTTTCTTCATGACGTTCGGCCACTTCCGTGGCTGTCATGTTGGAACTAGTGCTGTTGGCCAGCATTAAAAACAAGTCCGCATAGAAGGACCCTTTAATACGTTCGCGCACATCTTGAATGTCCGCCAATAAGTGATTCAAATCCAAGTTGACTTCAAAGGCCGAACGAATACCACCACCGGGAGAGGTTGAGTCGTAGTAGCTAATGCCCCCTGGCATTCTGTCCACATCACGATTTTTTAATGCCGTGGGCACTTGTAGTGGCGGCATGGTTTTGTAATCAATGCCCTGCGCTTTACGAAGTTGTTCATGCTGGAGTTGTTTGACGTCCCCCAACGCTTCCATGCCAGGAGAGTTACCGTAGATGTCACCACCTGCTACCGCCCACCGAGGTGCAACCGCTGGGAAATACTTAAACCCTGACTCACTTAAATACCTGCCAGGCTCCGCATTGATCTCGAAGTAGCAGGACTTAAACGGCATGTTCTTGCTGTCTTTCTTGCTGGGGTCACGGTCTTCGCGTGGCTCAATGGCATGAATGATCGTGATCCACTGATCGAGACTGCCACTATCAAAAAGATTCTTGGTGCTGGTGGTGCACTTGTCATACCCAAACTCACCCACAATTTCAGCGACGGTCTTTTGAAACTCACGATAGAGCGTGTTCACATTGCCGCGATAATCCGTCGCAATGCAATACTCACCGCAGGTTAGCGTTTGGTGATGAATGATGTTTTGATAGTCGGGCATGATGACTGCCGCTCCAGTGCCAAACACACCCAGCTCTTCATACATTGAATGCAATGACCGATATGTATTTGACTTTTGAAACACCGCCAACATCAATGTCGTCACATCGTTTAACCACAACTTAACCGGTCCATACTTGGCCAGCTCCGGGTCAGCAATGCTTAACCTAAACCAGGGACGCGCAGGAGAAGTGGCACCACTCATCATGCCGGCACCTAAAATGCGTAGTGCTCGGGTCCCCGTATTGTCGTAAATGTTGTTGTTGCGCTTCCAGCCCTTGTCGCGATCTTGCACAAAGAATCGGCCAGAGCGTGGCAGCATATAGTCAGACAACTCCTTCCAATGACTCCACCAGGACGCACGCTCAGACTTCAGCATGCCCCATCGTGTAAACAACTTGTCTTTGGTAGGTGATTTAGCGTTTGACTGCGCGTCACTGGTGTACTCACTCATTTTATGATCCCAGCAATTGGGTTTTACTTAATGTCAATTCATCGTCTTTCACACCAGCGGGACCCGTTAACATGGTTGAGCCCACACCGGACTTCTCAGCACGTTGGTTTTGCGCTTGGATTTGACCCGTGTCCGGCGTCTTAGCGTTTTGTTTGTTGACAGCTTCGGTAGCTATTACTTGTTGTTTCTCTGCTGCAGCGACGGCATTTGTATTTGCTGTCTTTTGCACATCCAATGCTTTCTTTGAGTTTTCATAGGATTTATATGTTGAGTAAGCCGCAACCACTGAAGCTGCTGCCATTACTTGCATCGCTGTTATTCCAAACATATTAATTTTCCTCGTATGTAATAGCGCGACGCGTCATCAAGCCAGCACTCTCATTGGTCATCTGATCTTCGATCGCATCAATGTCGGTGTGCTCAGTAACGATTAACGTCGTCCACCAGGTGTCAGCATGCGCAACACCAACACGCTTAAACCCGGCATTGGCAGGTAGTACGTGATAGCCCGTTAGTCGTTGGGGGCCATCGTCAGTGGTAACCGTGATGTCGCCATTAATTACACAGATGTTGTCGCAGTTCGTTAACGCACCGGTCAACATGGTGCCGGCAGGAATTAGTCCTGTTCTGGCACACATGCCACCATGCACAACGTGGGTGATCGATAAATTAATTTGTGGCAGATCACGCGTATAAGACTCCAACTCGCGCACCGTCTCAGGGTCAGGCATGCCCGACAAAATATTGACAGCGACCGTGGCTTCCATGGCGTCTGTTGCGTTCATCAGCCACCCAACAAGGTATTTTTACCCAAGGTCAAGGACGCTGGGTCCACACCCACCGTGCCTGTCAACATCGTGTCAGACGGCCCACCCGCTTGTGCTGTTTGTTTAGTCGTTGATTGCAATACGCCGGTGTCTGCGACTTTGGCTGGATTGTCTAGCAATGGAACTGGGGCTGGAGCGGGTGCAGGAGCTGGGGCAGGTGAACTATTTCCGCCGCCTCCACCTCCACCTCCGCCCGTATCTTGATTCGTTTGTTGCGCAACGGGAGCAGGTGCAGGAGCCTGTGCTTTAGGCGCCTTGGGCTTATCAACTAATCCTAAATCTTGTCCGACAGCCGCTATAACACCCACTATCGATTTAAAAGTCTTACCCATTACAACTCCTTGCTATAAATGACGTTTTGCATGTTGTAACCTCGGCACTCTAAAATCTTGCTCATCACAGTCGCTGGCCTGGCTGGCCACACCATGACGGCGGCACCGCGTTGTTTGGCTGCTTCTTCTGTGGCTTTCATTAAGCGCAGTCCTATTGTTGAATTACGCCATGCACGATCAACGAACAACGAATCATTAATGACTGACGTTGTGTCCTTAGAATGCAAGTCAACATTGATTGCATTTGATGAGTAACCAATCAATGTGCCGTCCTGGTAGGCGGCCAAAATAAAAAATACGCCAGCCTTTTCTAACTGGTTGTACAACTCGTCATGCAATGCAAACGGTGCGTCAGTGACATCACCACACACTTCGTCGTAATGAGCACGGGCCATTGGCCTGGCTTGCTCCATCAACGTGGAATACGTGACTTCGACGATGGTAGTAGCGCCGCTTTTGTTAATGCGTACTGCTTGTCTGTCATCAGTGCATGTGTTCATAGGGGTCGTAATGAGTTTTGTTGTCGCGAATCTTTTCTCGTAAACCCGGTGCTATCTCATCAATCGGATGCTTGGGTGCGACCGGATGGGCAAAGGTCAAACACAACGCGTCCGCCAAGTCAGGGGACGGCAAGCCACGCTTTTTAATGTTGTCTTTGGATTCAAGCTGAATGCGGTGAGCTGCGTCGTACCAGTACACAGGTGCTGCTAAGTCCTGTTTCAAGTCGACGCGATTAGGAATCGCTCCACCGATCTTTAACCAATCGCGCACACCGAACCACATCTCAGAGCGTTTGTTTAAATACTCTGAGCTAGAAGGTTTGCCACCAAACGGGACCTCGATCGGATCAAACCCCAGCATGCGCAGTCGATCAATCACACCCGCTCCACCACCGGCATCAATGAACACCGCGTCAGGTCGCCACTCCACTATCTTTGCAGCGACCTTGTTAGCTAACTCCATATTGTCGAGCCCCGTGTAGACCAGTGGCTCAAAAGCCACCAAGCCTTGCCTCGGAAAGATCACACTTCGGTCGTCACCAAACCTAG